TTATTGCTCTTCTTTCCGGTGCAGCACCCACTGCATCCCGATTTGGTTCAGGCGGCCGATCCGCTCCGGCGTCAGCTTGGGGTCGTGCTCGACGTAGGCGGTGCGCATCCGGCGCACCCAGTCGCCGAGGCCGAAGCCGTCCTCGCAGCGGAAGGTCGCGGGCGGGAGCAGATCGCCGTGCTGCTGAGCGTAGGCCTCTGCGTGCTCATACGCAAGGTCCCACTTGGCAATGCGAGCGTCCCACTCCATCCCGATGGCGTCCAGCCGCTCGATGTGCTCCTGCGTCACTTGGAAGGAATCCGGTCGGGTCTTGCGGGCGGCGCGGAGGTTCGACATCCAGACGCCCAGCCGGAAACCGTCGGCGCTGACATAATTGGAGGGCACCAGCAGGTTGCCGTGCTCCTCAAAATACTGCTTGGCTGCATCGAAGTTGTTCTCCCAGTTCTGCTCCCGCAGGTTCTCGCTCCGGCGGTGGGCCGGATGCTGCTTGGAGGGCTTTTCGCTCTTGAGCAGCGTTTCCAGCTCCTTGCGGTGATCGTCGGCCAGCCGCGGATCCCCGGTGCGCAGATACTGGCGCTGGCGGTAAAGCCAACTGCCCAGCCAGATGCCATCCTCGGATTTATAATTCAGCGGCACGTTCAGATCGCCGTGCTCTTCCTGATACTTCTTCGCCAGATCGTAGCGCTCCTGCCACGGGTCATATTTCTCCCAGACCATGCCCAGCTCGTCCAACTGCGCCTTGCGCTCCGGCGTGACGCGGGCGCTGGAATGCTCCGGGTTCTGCCATGTGTACCGCTGGCGGGCGATCCATTTGCCCAGCAGGACGCCGTCCGGCGTGACATAGTTGGAAGGGACCTCCAAGTTGCCATAGGTCTCCTTGTATTTCTTGGCGGCCTCGAAGTTTTCCTGCCATTTGCGGACATTCCGGTTGACCCAGTTGATCCCGATAGCCTCCAGCCGCTCGATCTGTTCTTCCGTCAGATCCCCGTTCTTGTAAGCGCTGCGCTGGCTGCTGAGCCAGACGCCCAGCGCGAAACCGTCCGGCGTGACGTATTTGATGGGCGCTTCGAGGTCCTTGTGTTCCAGATAATACCGGGCTGCGGCGGCGTAGCTCTGCTCCCACAGGTCGGTGGAGGCGTTCCACACCATGCCGATGGCTTCCAAGCGCTCAATGCGGGCGCGGGTCAGGTTGCCGCTGATATAGCGCTGGCGGTTGTAGACGATCCACTCGCCCAGCGCAAAGCCGCTGCGGTCGTGGTAGCGCACCGGGACCAGCAGGTCGCCGTGGTCATCGCGGTACTTCTTGGCGGCGGCAAAGGCCCGCTCCCAAGCCAGCTCCGAGCGCTGTTTCCACTCGATGCCCAGCTTGTCCAGCTTGGCGATGCGGTCGGCGTCCAGACGGCCGGGTTTCTGCCCGGCGCGGACCAAGCGCTGCGTTTCCAGCCAGCGGCCCAGCGGCAGACCGTCCTCGGTGACGTAATGATAGGGCAGCCGCAGGGTTCCTTCCTTCGCGGCGGCAGCCACGGCCGCTTCGTAGTAGGCATCCCACCGGGCTTCCAGTTCTTTTTTCAGGCAGCAGTACAGATGGTAGCTCTGGCGCATGGGCTTCTGCTGCTGGAAGCCGGGGTGCTCGCTGCCCGCGCGGAGCATGGCGGTGGTGCACTCCTTCTGCAGCACGCGGCCATTGCCGAGGCCATCAAACTTTGCGGTCAGGTCGAACACTGGCACCGGCTTGCGGCCGCACGCCACCAGCGCACGGCAGAGCATCTGGCGGAACGTCCCCGGCTCCCCGCTCTCCCGCACGAGGATGGCACCGGCCAGCCCCTCGATGGGCTGCTGGACGCCCGGCGTGTTGACACAGAACAGCACCTTGGGGCCCGGCTCGGCGGCGGTGCAGAATTTCCGGACCTCCTCGGACTCGGCGAGGCAGTCGCACTCGGCACGGTAGAAATGCACCGCCGCGTCCGTGCTGCGCAGGAACGCTTCCAGCGGCTCCCGGATCTCATCGAGGTAATCCTCGGACTCGAACAGGGCCAGATACCGCCCCTGTGTATCGGTCAGGACACGGGGCAGCAGGTCGGTGGGGTTCTCGGCCTGACGCACCGCCCAGCCGATCTCGTCGTAGAGGGCCGTCAGCGTGTTGTTCGTCGTGGGCAGATGCAGATTCTTGATCCGGGCGCGGAGCATGGCCAGTTGGCCTTCCTGCGGCCAGAGCATCGCCGCATAGTTGGAGGGAACCGGCAGCGTGCCCAGTGCCATGGCCTCCCCTACCGTCATCCGGGAGACGACCGCGCCCTCCAGCAGATCGCCCGCAGCGCGGCAGTTCTCGGTGCTGTTGGGCACGGTCAGGCCCAGCAGCTTCGCTTCCGGGCAGAGCAGGAGCAGCCGCTGGGCCGACTTTGCCCAGCATGCCGCTGTGACCTCATGATAGCAGTCAAAGATGATATAATCCGGCTTTTTGGCTGCCAGCCGGATCCACTGCTCGGCCGTCGCCTCGGCCAGAGCAGTGCAATCGCAGAAGACGACGTTTGGGGGAAGAACGCCGTCGTTGTAGCGGCTGACATCCGCCTTGCGCAGGGTGAGCCGCGCTTGGCCGTACACCAGCCAGACAAAGGAGGCCTGCGGATGGTCGGCGACCAGCTGCCACGCGATACAGCTTTTGCCCGACCCCGTGGGATGGGCCACCGTGGCTTTTCCGTTTTGTTCCAGCGCCGCCGCCACTTTGGCGTAGGCGGACGCATTGATTTGATTCAGACTGAGCGACATCGCATTTACCTCCGGGTGTGGGTCCGATGGATAAAAGATTTTTCCTATAAGTTTATTATTGCAAAAAACAGTTTCTTGTCAAGCGTTCCGCGCCAAAATAAAGGTTCCAGATAAAATATTCTATAAATTTTCCAATATTCCGTTGCCATAATCACCGATTTTCGGCGCTGCTGTGGATATCCTAAAAGTGGAACGCCACACAGAAGGAGGCTGTGTTTACGGAATCAGATTTTTTTTTTCGCGCAGCAGCGTCCGCCCCGCCCCAGCCAGAGCTTCCGCTTCGAGAAGAATGGTCTTCACAGTGTCACCGCGAACGAAACGTTCAAAAAGAGTCTGCTGCCGGTGCCGAGGTAAAACATGCCTCCAAAACACAAAAACCGCCTACCGAGCGAAGAACTCAGTAGACGGTTTTCAGTTGCGCCAGCAGGAGTCGAACCTTTTGCGCATATCGTCTTTTCGCTATTTTATTGTTTTTGACTACTTCTTGACTACTTTTATTTATCCTCATCATCATAAAATTTAATCATTTTTTCGGTGGCATCTTTTAGCTTGCGCTCTCGGATATGAGTATATATTTTGTACGTTGTCGAGATGTCCGCGTGACCCATGATCTTTTTTGCCTCCAGCACTCCAACACCGGCATCGTATAAGTCCGACGCGAACGAGTGCCGGAACTGGTGAGCCGTAACGGTGGGCTCCATTACAGGCGGCAATGGATTTTTAGCCGCTTTTGGGCCTCGGCGGCTATCTCTGTATCTTGTCTTGCTATCACTCGGCTGAACAAGCCCCAGCTTCGTGCAATACGCAAGCCATCGGCTGTGATACTCTGCATCGGTTAAGGGCCTTGCCATGCCGCCGATGATATATTCTGTCGGCTTGCCCCGGCGCGGCTCTATCTCTCGCTTGAGATGGGGCATAAGCGGGATGACCCGGACGCCGTTATTGGTTTTAGGGTCCTGTATTTTGACACCGCCACCTGACCATGACACTTTTTTACTGACATAGATTTTGTTGCTTTCGAAATTTATGTCCTCCCATCGGAGAGCAATCAGCTCACCCAGACGGCAGCCGGTGTACATCAGCATCCATGCGCACAGCCCGAACCCTTCGGGATGCGCCCGGAAAAGAGCAAGCTCCTTGTCTGTAGGTGGTTCCCGGATAGCCGCGGGCTTCCCGGCGGGGGACTTGATATCCTGCATCGGATTGTAAGATGATCCGCTTGCAAGCCGCCAGCCGCGAAAAATGCCGCGCAAAATGCTGATCGTGTTCCGAATGCTGCTCGTTGATAACCCCTCATCTTTGAGAGACTGCCCGAAACTTACGATCATGACCGGCGTAATTTCATCCATCCGTTTGCCCGAAAAAAATTGGACGCAACGTTCATAGCTAGACCTATATGTTGAATCTGTCCCGTCTATGATGCGTTTGAGCAGCTTGTCCCAATAATCAGCGGCAACAATTTCAAAAAGCTCTGCCTTACTTTCGGCCTCCGCTTTTTGGATTAGTGCTTCTTTGTATTTTGCCTCTGCTTCAGATTTTGTTTTTCCGTAAAAAAAGCGATATTTTCCATCCGGCATCTTTCGCTTGATCTGACAGCGCCCATCCGGGCGCATCCCTTTACTTTTTCTCGGCATCTCTATTCACATCCCTCACTGAATACGCATCATCGCCCCGGCGGGCTGCCTCGGTGCCGCAGTCACGAGCTTGATACATGATGCCGTTTGGGTCTGGATCTCGGTCGTTGGCATGATCCAGCTCGTAGTTCGTCCCTATGGTAGAGCATACGGCCACACGGCTCGCAAGCGTGGTGTGCAGGTTGGCAAGCACCTCGGTCAGGACGCCCAGCGGGTCAGACCCATGATCTCCATAGTAGAGGTATAGCCAACCATCCACCTCATAATTGGACATATCATTCACCACTGCGTGCAGTATCTGCCGCTTTTCCTCGGTGGTGATGTCGTCTTCCAGATACTCCAACAGGCCCGGATGGATACAGGCGTCTGTGTACCGCTTGGCCGGGACTCCACACGAAACGCACCAATTGATAATATCGGCCAGCGTGACAGGAGATGTCCCTTGCTCTCTGCCCGCAATGGTCGGGCGGCTTACGCCCATCCGCTTGGCAAGCCTTTCTTGACTGATTCCTGCCTTTGCCCGCGCCATTTCCAGAGCTTTGGCAACTCGTTCATCATATTCGTTCATAATTCCCACCCCTCTTTCGACAATTTCTTCTTTACAGGATTTTAGAAAAATCTGTATTGGATATTTTACAGCAGCCTATGTTATAACAAAGTTGTCAAAAATAACCAGCATAGGAGGTAAAAAAATTATGGCTGCTACTATGTATGTACCCGACGATATGGAAATTATCGACGGGATGCCCGCATCAAAACCAAAAGACCCGGATCGCGTCCGGGCCCCATGGGAGGAATGACCATGCCGACCGATACTATGATACTGGGGTACACCCGCAACCGCACCCTGAAGCTCATCTATTCACTCGCTAATTATGGAGCCGACGCCGAGGCCTACGACGAGGTGCTGCGTCTCGCACAGCAAGCCCGCGACGACCTCGATGCCGGACGTGATCCGGCGGATCGGCTGGCCGATATCAACGGCCAGATCGTCGAACTCTGACCCGCACCCCGTCGTCACCCGGCGGCGGGGTTTTCATGTGTCCACTGTGGACACATTCACAAGCTTTTTTCTAATAGCTGCGATTTTTTCGCGTTATATTCTTCTTCAGTGATCGCGCCCATATCCAAGAGCTGCTTAAACTTCAAAAGTTCATCTGCAACGCTTTCGACACGTCCGTATGCAGATTGCGTCTTCGATTTCTTTTCCATACAGGTCTTCAGCAGAGCGGTCATCCCGGCGGGATACGTCTGCACTGACAGAGTCTTTTTCCCAAAAGGCAACTCAAAGGAAATCGTTATATTTTCCTTGCCCTTACCTTTCCGAGTCTCCGTTTTTGCCGTAGATGCTCCCACAATCGCGCCGACTGAGCCAGCAATGGCCGCGCCGACCACGGCACGACCGATTCCACCTCTTGTCTGCGTTACGGTAAAATCTTCCGAATCCGACTCGTAACCTGATACTTCGTCGAAGGCGTAGATCATGCGAGGGCCTTTGTCTCCGCTTCGACGACCAAAATAAAAGAATCCGTTTTCGTCGTCCACAGAAACATAAAGTGCATCGGCATCGTAAAGAGAGTCTGTTTCCTTAAACTGTTTCCGGCGTTTTTCCTGAACTGCCCAAAAATCAGCCAACTCTTTTGTCGAAAATTGGGACGCCTTAAACCCGACTTTCGAGTAGAAAAAATTCATGCAGTTGGCACAGATCAATCCGTCTGCGCTTCTTTCCCGATTCAATAGGCCCATTTTTCCACCGCAAACAGGGCACAAATTTGCCATAACTTGTCCTCTTCTCTTTGTTAATAAGCGATATTTATAAATTTGCTTTCTACTTTATGCGATTCGAGGTTTTCCAAAACACGTTTTTGAACATTTGGAGATACGGCCATCAAACTTTCATAAGCATCTAAAACCTTTGTGATTGCTTCGCGGTCGTTTTGATAACTGCTCATTTGGTAATCGTATTGGGAATCCGAACCCTTAAAACGATAAACAGCTTTTTTGGCTGAAACTGATTTTTTTAGCATCTCAATTTCCACCGGGTCGGCTATTTCGTCGCGGACTTCCCAAACGGCGGTATAATTTGATCCAATTTCTTTCAGAACTTTTTGACTGGACTCTGTATTGAAATACTTTTTGTAAACTTCTCCATCCACGGAGTAGACAATGCTATTCCAGAAAATCCAGTTTCTTCCGTAATAAGTGTATATCAGCCGAATTGGCTGAATTTCATCATTTTTTACGCAAAAATATGGAAGAATAAAAGTTGTTTGCGTTGACAAAGGCCATTTGCTCCAATAATAAATATCGAAGTTCTCTACATCATCATGCTCTTTGTAAAGACTTTTACTTAGTTTTTCAGTCAAATTTTCAACTTGCAAATCTTCCAATTCCTCGGTAGCGAGCTTCAACGTTTCATAATTGGAAACCATGGCTTTCCACTCGTCCGGGAGAGAATCGTAAGCACCCTGTGCGTTTGCAATTGCGGTAGCGCTTTCCAACGTGATTGGCCCGATCTGATTGATTTGTGCTTCCACCTGTTCCGGAGTAGTGACCTCGTTTTCCTTCTCCAACTGCGCAAGCGAGGTGTACCCGGCGGGGCTGATCGCCAGAGCGGGCATAGCCGCACCGGCCAGAATTGCCACCATGCACAAACTTGCAACCGCAATTTTGCCACATTTTACAAGTTTCATTTTAATTTCCTCATTTCTCTTGCTTTTTCTTGAACATGGTTGTAATATAGAGCCATGAAATACAACAAAAAGGAGTGTTAAGAATGTCCGACGACGAATTTTTGGCCCTGCTGCGGGAGCACCCGGAGCTTTGGGAGACCGTGCTGCGTACCCTGCAAGAGGCCGAAAAGGCCGCTGTCTGACGCCAGCTTTTACTCCTATATTTTTCAACTATTCGTTTCTTTGCTCCCACTGTTCAGCACCGCCAGCGCGGCGGCTTTCGCCGCTGCACGCGCTTCCGGCGACGCATTTTTATAGGCCGCTTCCACATCGGCCCATTCTGTTCCGAGCTCGCCATCCCCGGCGGGCTCTTTTTTTGTGCCCATCAGCTCCTCGACGGTGATACCGAAATAGTCGGCGATCTTCTTGCGGTTTTTCACCTGCGGTAAAGCACCGTTTTTCCAGCTTGTTACAGCCGAGCGCTTAAAGCCTAAGTCTTCGACAACAACTGTCGGAGACTTTTCGATTTTCTCGCACTGATTTACAAAATTATACCAAAACAAAAATACCACCTCCTTTTTGTACAACTTGCCAAATATCGAACTTTGCGTTACTTTTTGGGTCAAAGTTCTTGAAAGTAAGTTGAAGTTCGATTATAATATAACCGTACTCAAAAGCGAGACCCCATCTCAGACCGCTTGAGTGCTCATGGGTTTCTCCCAGAACGTTGCTTTGCACACATACTGGATTACCCTACCGCGCGGGCGGGCTTCAGCCATGAGCCCGAACCGGCAAAAGGCGCTATCGTACAGCGCTTTTTGCAGCCTTTCCCATTTTGACCGTGGGAAAGGAAACAACGTTGCCAAGCCGAAACAGACATAATTAGATTTCCGCAAGTCTATTATAGCCCGTTTCCACTTGCTTGGCAATGTTTTATTGGCCAAAAGATGAACATTCATTCACAAGCGAGGTGGAAAATTTGATGCAGACGACGATCACCCCCGAATGGAAGGGCGAAGTTAGAAAGAGAATGACCATCCTCGGCATGACATATGAGAAGCTTGCCGAGGAGACCGGCTACAGCGACAGCGCGATCCGCAAGTATATGTGCGGTCTGTATACCAGCGACAAGCCCCGCGAGCGCATCGAGCGGGTTTTGGGGATGAGGTGAGAGGATGACAAGGAGCGCAATTTTTGCTTGTATGATGTGCTTTCTGGCGGGCGGCTGCCTGTGCGCGCTGTTGTTTATCGCCGCAACGAGGCCGCGCCGGGACGTGTTTGCCGGGTGGGCCGCCTATCTGCTCATCGTTTTCATGCTGGCCTATAAAATCGGAGGTGCGTTGATCTTATGACCTGTTACATATTTGCAGACCTGATGGTCATGTTTGGCCGGGACGCCTACCACGCCCAGATCACCGAGACGCTGCTGCTGGTGTTCCTGCTGACCCCGCTGGTGATCGGTGGGCCGTATCTGCTGGCCCAGTGGGACAAGTTCAAGCGAGAAGACAACGCCCGGCGGCGTGCCGCTTTCCGGCGGCGCATGGAAAGGACGGCGCGGTGATGAACATGCCGGAGGGAAGATATCAGAATCTGACGCATTTTACCCGCAAATGCGAGACATGCGGGAAGGTGATGAAGCATGTCGGCCCCACTCGCCGTTTTTGTGCCGATTGTACCAGAAAGCGCAATAGAGTCCAACAGGGCGAATACAGAGCGCGGAAAGCGGCCATGGCCGTTGATAAGGGCGACGAGATCGTAGAAATTCCAAAGCCCAGACCGCACCCGAATAAACCCGCTCAAGACAACAGCCTCGGCGCGGTATTGGCCCGCGCCAATGCGGCGGGCCGCACCTACGGCAAGCAAGTCGAATTTGAGCGCAGACAGAAGGAGTTGAAAGACCGTGGCGAAATCTAACCGATCCGAAGCATGGCACGCCAGCTACAAGGCCATTTTTGAAAAAATCGGCTGCATCCGGCTGACGCTGGAACAGGTCAGCGTGTGCATGGGGATCCCGGCCCGGTATGTACGCAAGCGCTACCCGTACGGCTGGGCGAACATGTCGGGCGATAAGGGCAAGGGCCGTGGGAACACCATCCGGCTGGACACCCTTTTAGATCAGGAATTTGGGACGTACTGAAGGAGCGTGTGAGAGTATGCCAAACTGGTGTGAAGGTAAACTTAAAGTTCGTGGCAAGAAAGAAGACATCATGAAGTGGCTTGCTGAATGCGTGTCTGTGTGGAAGCCTGATGTTGAAAAGGGCAAGCCGCTTTATGACGCTCTGGTTTATAAAAAAGACGAGGATGGCGTTTCTTATACATACGATGAAGAGTTTGATGAACTTCACGTCAATGTGAAACATGACGCTCATATCGCAGGAACTAGGCGAAACTTTGTTGAAAAGCATGAAAATGACTTCTCTTTTGGAGCGGAAGACGGCAATGAAATTATTGTCTTACCTGTAAAAGCCGCTTGGGCGCTAGAGTCTGAACCGTATGAAGAATTATCAAAGAAGTATGGGCTGGATTTTAGGTTTTACGGATATGAGCGCAACATGGAGTTTAATCAGGAAATTGAAGTTGTCAAAGGGGTAACAACAATCGACCGAGAAATCAAATTCAAAGACTACTGGTGGGAGTGTCCTGATCCGATGTTGGGAGGATAAACCGGCTCCCCGGCTAAATAGGATTTTACTCCAATGATGGTAGGAGGATAAATAAAAGCCATTACCAGAGCGCGAGAGCGCAAAATCGAGAAAAGAAAGGATGATTGGATGCCCACAAAAAATAGTCCCCGGCGGCGTGCGCCGTCTGCGGGCACTTCTGGCGGCGTTTCGGCGAAGCCGGTATGTTTTCCGGTCGAAGTGCCGAAACCCGCGCAGACGGCCCCGGAGGGCTGCCGCGTTATCACTCTGGCGGTGGATAAGGACGCAGCCCGCTTGATGCTGCTCCCGGATGACGCCGCTGTCCGCAAGCTGCTGGATGACGCCTACGGCCCGGCGGGCTGGTGTATGCGACGGTATTATGCCGGGAGTCAGCTCTGGTGTCAGGTCGGCGTTTACTCGCCCGATACCGGCGAGTACGTCTACAAGGACGCCGCCGCTATGTCGATTCCGGCCAATAACCCGGCCAAGATGCAGGAGATCACGAGCTTTCTGGCCGCTGCGGCGCTCTGGGGCGCCGGGTCGGACGTGCTGGATGTCAGCAAGATGCTGCTCAAGACCGCGCAGGTGCCCATTGTGGAGAGCGCGGACAAGAAGCGCTGGATGCTCGGCACCGCGCTGCGGGTGGATCGCTTCGCGCGGGACGACACCGGCAGGATCACCATGGTGCAGTTCGCCACCGCGGAGGGTAAAAAGATTTTATGGCCCGAAGCGACGTGATCGGCAAGCTTCCGGTCGTCTATGACCCCACAAAGCAAAAGATCGTTGTGGAAAACTCGGCGGAATTTGTTAAATCGCAGATACGCCAGAAATTAGACGACCTCGCCCACGGCTCCCCGCTGCGGCTGACCATTACCGTGGAGCGGCAGCGGAAAAAGCGCAGTCCGGAGCAGAACCGCATGATGTGGGCGCTGCTCACCATCATGGCCGACCACTACAACGCCGGAAAGGCGGGCGGCACGACCCCGGAAGCCTGTTATATCGAGATGCTGGAGGAATACGGCCTCGAATATGACTTTCTGGAGCTTCCGGTGGCCGCCGTTCCCATCCTGCGCAATGCTTACAGACTTGTGCATATCGTGGAGCTGCTGGACAATGACCGCTGCACTGTCAAGGCGTCGATGGGTTCAAGCAGCTTTACCAGCGCCCAGATGTCGGCCTTTATTGACGGCATTTTCGACCGTCTGGCCGAGATGGGTGTCAACGATCCGAATGTAACACAATATTGGCAGGAATGGCAGGAGGTGCCGGGGTGGAAAAAGAGAAAATCGTAACTCCCGAAAACAGTATTTACATTGATGGGCTCCGATTGGGTCGCCGCCTACTTTTTTATGCAGGAGAATTGGCAGCACATGACATCCGCGGAGAATTCAGCGGAATTATGAAAGCATTGGATATTGTCTGGGATGAGTGCTACAGATCCTCTTCGGGCACCGAAAAAGGAGAGCAAAAGTCTCATGGTTAAGTCAATCATGCAATCCCGGCGGGAGTGTTACGTCTGCCGGGAGAAGTACAACGTGGCCACGGTGGCCGGGCTGGAAGAGCACCATGTGCTCAACGGCCCGCTGCGGCCAGTGGCCGAAAAGTATGGCCTGAAGGTCTGGCTGTGCCACCGCCACCACAACGAGCCGGGGTACAGCGCCCATTTTGACCACCACCTCCGGCTCGACCTGAAGAAACAGGCCCAGCGGGATTTTGAGTCACTGTATGGGCACAAACGCTGGATGGCAGAAACGGGAAAGGATTATCTGAAATGCTCAACGTTGTAGCAATCATGGGGCGGCTCGTCGCAGACCCGGAGCTGCGCACCACCGGAAACGGTACCAATGTGTGCAGCTTCCGCATCGCGTGCGACCGGAATTTCGTCCAACAGGGGCAGGAACGGCAAGCGGACTTCATCGACGTTGTCGCATGGCGGCAGTCGGCGGAGTTCATTTGCAAGTACTTCCAGAAGGGCAGTCTGATCGCCGTGGAAGGCTCCCTGCAAAGCCGCCAGTATCAGGACAAGAACGGGAACAACCGCACCGCGGTGGAAGTGGTGGCGCGACAGATCAATTTTGCAGGAGGCAAGAAGCCCGGCGGGCAGCCCGTGGATGACGGCGGCGAAGCGCCGCCTAAGGACTACCGGGAACCCGCTCCCGCTTACTCGCAGGGCAGCGCAGACGACTTTGCGGTGATCTCCGATGATGACGATCTGCCGTTCTGATCCGCAGGAGGGAACAAACGTGAAAAACACGACGAAAAAACAGAGCTACATCCTCGTCCTCGACTGGATGGTGGACAAGTACCACCTCAAGGGCAATGAGCTGCTGGCCTACGCTCTGATCTATGGCTTCTCGCAGGATGGCGACAGCGAATATAAGGGCAGTTTTAGCTACCTGACCCGCTGGCTGGGCGCTGACCGTGCAACAATAATCCGGGTGCTCAAGCGTCTGGAAAGCAAGGGCCTGATCTCCAAACGGCAGGAACTTGTAGCCGGTCAGATGGTCAATCGGTACGTCGCCGAGGTGCCCGAAGAGGTCAAGGGGACCGTCGAGAGCAAGGCCGAGACGCCCGAAAATCCGGCGGAATCTCACCCGCCCGACCAGTGGCAAAACGCCACTAGTCGCAAAACGCCACTAGTGGCAAAACGCCACGGGGGGTAGTGGCAAAACGCCACCCAGTAATACTACTGGGAATACTACTGGGTATACTACTCCTTCGTGCGCGCGAGGCGCACAGGGGGGCGGGCCTACCCCGAAGGATGTTTTCGCGGAGTACGCCGGAACGGACAAGCCTCTGCTGGAAGCCCTGACGAAGTTCGACGCTTACCGGGCATCCCGGCGGGGCAAGGTCTGGGACGCTCAGGCAGCGCGGGCCGTCTGCGACAAACTGACCCATCTGGCGGATGAATCAAAAACAACGAAACGCACAGAGTACATGATCGCCAGCATCATGCAGAGCATCGAGGCCGGATGGAGCGTCCTTGACCACCCAAAGAGCTGGGGACCCGGAAACCGGGTCACAGTGCGGGCGGCTCGCGGAATCGTTGACCGGCCAGAACCCAGCGGGAACGATCCTTTTGCAAATCGGTCGTTTGAGCAGACCATTGCCAGACTCCGCAAACATAAAACGTCGAATCAATCCCAAACATAACAAAACCGGAGGAGAACCCACAATGAGAAACATGGCTACCATCGCGATCATCAACCTCAAGGGCGGCGTCGGCAAGTCCGTCACCGCTTGCAATCTGGCCTGTATCCTGTCCGGCATCTACGCCCGGCGGGTGCTGGTCATGGATCTGGACAAACAGGCAAACACCACCAAGTTTTTTGAGCGTGTCCAGAGTGGACACCAGAAGACCATCGCCGACGTGCTGACGCTGGACGCAAAGCTCAGCGATGTCATCGTACATACCGGATGGCCGGACATCGACCTCGCGCCCAGCAATATGCAGTTGCTGCTCGCCAATCAGAGCGTGATGTTTGATCTGGCCCGTCGGCGTGAGGACCGCATCCGGCGGGCGCTGGCACCCTACCGAACGGAATACGACTACTGCATTATCGACTGCCCGCCCGATATCGACATGGCCACCATCAACGCGCTGGTCGAGGCCGATTGGGTTATCATCCCGGTGGACTGCGACGAGTGGGCACTGGATGGCCTCAGCGAGATCATGGAACAGATCAGCGCCGTCAAGGCCGAGTACAACGAGCGATTGGAGATCATGGGCACACTGGCTACCAAGTACGACCGGGGCCGCTACTCCACCAAGACCATCAACCAGCTCGTCAATCTGGATATCCCGACCTTCCGGGCCGATGATGGCGCGGTGCTGCACATCGACAGCAGCGTCCGGGTCAAGGAATCGAAGGCATTCCACCGGCCTCTGTACCAGTACGCGCCGAAATGTAGGCCCGCCGCGCAGTATAAGACGCTGGCGGAGAGAGTGATGGAGATTGCGGAGGGAGAAAAATGAGCACCGGATTATTACATAGCCTTCTGGACGCACAGCCGTCCACCCCGGCGGGGGAGCCGCCGCTGAAAGTGGTCATGATCGACCGCAAAAACATCATCGTCAACCCGGACAACCACAAAATCTACGTCATCGGGGATGTCTCCCGGCTGAAAGAGGATATCAAGACCAATGGAATCCGGCAGCCGCTGGAAGTGGTCGATCTGGAGGATGGCAATTACAAGCTGATCGGCGGTGAGAGGCGTCTGACCGCTTGCGAGGAACTGGCCAGAGAGGGCGATACCCGCTTCAACGCGCTGCCCTGCGTCATCCTCAAGCTCAAGAATGACGATGACGACAAGATCGCGCTCATCACGGCCAACGCCACCGCCCGCGAGCTGACCGACGGCGAACGTCTGGCACAGTATGAGGCCCTCAAGGAGATTCTGACGCGCCGGAAGAAAAACGGCCAGCTCCAAGGCAAGGTGCGGGATGAGCTGTGCAGAATCCTCGGCCTGAGCGCGGGGGCGGCGGCCCGGCTGAATGCAATCTCGGAAAACTGCGGGGATGATACCAAGCGGGAGCTTCGGGCCGGGGAGATCACCCTGATGGGCGCATATCGGCGGGCACAAGAGATTATTGCGGCGCGGATGGCACAGCAGGAAGCAGCCAAAGCCCCGAAACCGGATAAACCGGTGTACGAAAAGCCCGTCGTTTTTGACTGCTCGCCCAAGGCGGCGGAAACGATACCGGAATCAACTGTGGAAGATGATGAATTTGAACTCGACCGAAAGATGGAGAAAGCCGGAAAGCTTCCTGAATGGGCTTATTCCCAAGCGGCTGAGATTTGCCGGGAGGACTGGACAAAGTGCCTTTCGGAGTTTTCCGGCGAAGGAATCCGAAAAAGCAAAATCATGGAGTATACACACACTGGACATCCGCTTCAGTGCGGCGGATATGTGCATTATACTTCTTCCACTGTTAGCATTGGCGTGGACACGCATAGAATAGAGCTTCCTTGGGAAAAGTTTGCGGATGCTTGCAAAGAGGTCGGTATTGCACCGGCGCTGAAACCGGTGGAGTCTGAAGTGTCAGGACAGCAGGAAGAACAGCAGCGCGGAAAAAAGACGCTGAAAAAGCTTGCTGAAAAAATGATCGATGAAGATGCGCCGTGGGAACTGTTTGTCAAGCAGGTCATGTTTCAACTGGCGTATTATAGCCAGCCTCTTCCCGGCGGGGCGAAGCTCTGGATGCGGCGGGATGAGATTCGCAAGGAAGCGAACTTCTATAACGCCGATTCGTATGCGATCACTCTTCAGGATAACACCTTCTTTTCGAAGGGGTGGGAGTCGGAAGAAAGCATCATCGAACGATTGACCAAATATTTTGAGCTGAAATAAGCGAGGAGGAACCACAATGACGCCGCTGAAGCCGAGAGAGTTACGGAAGCTGTATGCCATGCCTTATGACATCGAGAAGCGCCAGCGGCGCATTGAACAGTTGGAGGCGCTGCAATCCGATGGGCCGCAGAGTGCTTCCGATGTGGTCAAGTCTTCCAGCGGCGAGGGCAACGCCTGTATCCTGAGCCATGCGACCGTGACGGGTACGGATGCCTCTTTTACCCGGCGGGAGGATGAGATCAGGCGGCTCAAGGAGATCAACGCCGACCAAAAGGCGAAATACCTATACGGCCAGCGGCTCATTGAGAGCTGCGACGACTGCGAGCTCCGGGCCTTGCTGACGGCAATTTGTTCACAGGGAAAGAAGCCGCAGGATGTGGCCGTGGAGCTCATGGAGCAGGGCGTGGATATCGGGTCAGAGGCCGTTCGGCGGCGAGTCGAACGGTGGATCAATCAGAATGCGAGGTAAGGCAAATGAAAAATTGTCCTGTGTGTGATTTTATTAGACAATCTAAAGACGCTTTGGAAGAACTTGGCGGATATGTGTCCTTCGGGTGCTCTACAATAGCGTGGTATCATAGAGATGATAATCGAATATATTCCATGAACAGTAACGGAACAACTCAACTTTTATATTGCCCTAATTGCGGACTCCCGATAAATGAAATACAGAGAAATACAGAGCATCTAAAGGAGACCAATAATGACAGATGAAGGCTTTCGACGGCTTATAGGTGATTTTCAATGTGGCCCGATTACTATGGACCAAATTCGGGCGGCAGGATTAGATCGAGAAGTAAAGGATTATCTGGATTCTTCCCGATACGCCTATATTGAGACTATGAGAAAAGATGGCCTTGAAAGAAAAAATTTTGACACGATAAACCCACTGCACTACGAGATGTACAAAGATTCTTCCGACCCATGCGAAGGCTGCTCAAATCTTACGTCGTTATATGCGGATGGTGTAGTTGTTGAGCAATGCTGTGAAGACCGCACCTGCCCCATCTGGCTCAAAGACCATCCAAAAGATAAAATCAAACGGGTCAAAACGCTCACAGTCAAAGAGTGGAGGCGGAAAGTAGCAAAAGAGGAAGAGCCTGCAAACCCGTGTGCGGGGTGCAAGTTCCGAAAGTACCACGATTGGTCAGAACCTACGTGGATAGGGTTTTCGAAACACTACTATGATTGCGAAAATCCGGCGTGCTCAATGTGGAAAAGGCTCTGGTGGAGGAAAAACGACGATGGCACCGCTCTTCTGGACCAAGCACCCATTAAGCTGAAACGGAAGGTTCAGCACGCAGCATACGAGTTTGTGAAAAAACTCGATGACATCATCTATATGATTTTAGAGGAGGAGTAAAATGAAACTGATTATTGCGAACAACGGTAAAGCGACTATCAATGCGGATTATATTGTGAGCATGAAATGCTTATATACCAAACAACTTTCCACGGGCGAAGAAAGATATTCCATTGTAGCTGACACGATAAACGATAAGAATTACGTTATTCAAGACGACCTCACGGAAAGCGAAGCGACTCGACGCCTTGAAAAAATTGCAAACTATATTGTCTCCAATGAAAGCTTTGTAATTTCGCTTGGAGAAAACAACGGGGTTGATAGTTGCATTTGCAAAAAAGAAAAAACAAATTGTTTGATGTGCGATAATTACGGCGGCGGTGGAAAATGCAAAATATCCGTCGCTGTATGCGAATCGAACGACATGAAAAAATATTGCAGATTTTACCGGGAGAAAGAAGATTGAAGCTTCTACGATAATGCGTAAATCCCGTGTCCGATTTGTCCGAAATGTCCGATTTGTCCGGAATGTCCGATTTGTCCGGAATGTCCGTTTTTGTTATGCTATAATCATAATGCGGTTACTGGGTGAGACACCCAAACCGTTCGTTGTGGATTCGATAACTCCCGGCGGGAAGCACAGCACGGCGATGGAACGACGTGCTCAATGGGAATTGCGCCGTCCGCTCCAAAACCCAGCGGCGCACGACACGATAAAACATCCACCCGGCGGGGTGTCCACTGTGGACACATTTCAAAAAACGAAAGGATCTGCACAATCATGGAGAACGTTATGGAGAACCTGATCGAAACCATTTACAAAGCGATTGACGTGATAAAAACATTGGGCGGCATCCTTTTTAACCTTTTCCGAACGAAATCTACGTGCTGGATGCGGAAAAACAAGAAAATCGTAATGATGCGGCGGTATTCCCGCTGCCGCTTTGTAAAGAAGACCTGTCACAAGATGCGGCATCGTGAGCCGCGGGCAGAGATCGGAGGAACCGGCTGTATCTAAGGCGCGACCGACCTGCTATTCGGCGAACACCTGCTGCTGATACCATCGGGTGCAAGATCACTTAAAAATTTACGGCGGCTTTTCAAGCAGCTGCAAAAGGCCGCCGTTTTTATGTTGCTTTAGCTCAACCGGAAGAGCTGACGGCTAATAACCGTTTGGTTGCAGGTTCGACCCCTGCAAGCGGCATTCTATAAATTCCCGTAGCTCAATTGGTAGAGCATCGGTCTCCAAAACCGAAGGCTGAAGGCTCGGTCCCTTCCGGGAATGCCAGACGCGCACCCTTTGAGGGGGCGGCGCGAATAGCGGGGCATCCAGCCGCGAAAGTTCTGGATGCAGCGGCCCTTCCGCAAAGGGGCCGCTTATTTTATGCAAAGAAAAGGAGGATAACTGTGCGAGGGGAAACGTATATAGAGTTTGAAGAAAAATTCAAGCCCAAAAAGACTACCGACGATTGTTATACTCCGCCTAGACATTGCAAAAGACTTTTCAAATGATTTTTACAGAAGCAGAACTTGGAAGAGCTCCGGACGCATTGAGGTGACAGCAATGACCGAATCCTTTTTACAATGGCTTCGCGGCCTGATTGCGGCGGGTGACGTGCATCCGTTCTACTGCTCTTCGCAGTGGGTGCGGCTGTCGCATGAGGTGCTGGACATGGACAAGCACGAGTGCCAGATTTGTAAGCAGCGCGGGCGATACCGGCGCGCTGACCTTGTGCACCATGTCAACCACGTCAAGGACGCACCGGACAAGGCACTTGATATCTGGTATCAGGATGCAGACGTCAACCGGCAGCGCAACCTTATCAGCGTATGCAAGGACTGCCACGAGACAGTCTGCCACCCGGAGCGGATGCACAGATGCAAAAGCACTCCGCCGTTGACGCGCGAGCGCTGGGACTGACCGGCTGCGTGAGTTTTTCTCCCCTGCCCGGTGTCCACCGTGGACACCCCCCTTCCCAAAAAACGGGGTGAACGGGTCGGGGCCTTACTCGTGGTGTCCCCTGCCTGTCGAGATTTTCTCCTGCGCACGCGCACGCGCGGGAATCATGGTCAATTTGCACAAAAACGGAAGAAAGGACAACGCAATGGCAAAACGGATGAAAACGGTTCCGACCTGTGAAAAATACCGGCAGGAATTGCAGGAAATCGAAGACGCCGCGAAGGCCGCGAACTGTGATACAAACTTTTTGTATCGCACTACGCTCGATCGGTACGTTACACAGCTTGATCTTCTGACCAATGCGCAGGACGACATGAACAAAAACGGACTGACGGTCAGGAAGATCACGCCGAGAGGGGCGGAGGTCGAAGTGGCAAATCCGGCGATCCAAATCTATAACCAGACGGCCAGTGCCGCGAACTCCACCGTTTCGACGCTGCTGCGCATTGTCCAGACCTTCAAGTTTATGGCCGCTAAGGCCGATGAGGCCGATGAGGACGATGAGCTGTAACATTCCCCCGGAGATTTTGGAGTATATCGAGCAGGTGGAGGCCGACCAACCCCGCGCCTGTAAAGAGCAGCACGCTCTTGCTGCTCTGATCCGGCGCATTTTTCAAGCAGAAGATATTTACGTGGATACCGAGCGAATGAGGAAATATTTCCGACTCGCCCGGTATTTTCCGTATGACCAGCTTTTTCCGTGGCAGACGTTTGCGCTGGGGCTGTGGTTGTGCACCTACCGCGCAGACCGCACCACCCCCCGCTTCAAAACATTGTTTTCCATGGTGGGCCGTGGCGCGGGCAAGGACGGCGTGATCGCAGTCTCTTCCGCTGCCCTCATCAGCCCATACAACCCGGTGCCGCACTACAATGTAGACATCTGCGCCAACAATGAGGAACAAGCCGTCACTCCCGTCAAGGACATTGTCGAAGCGCTGGAAAACCCGAAGTGGGAAGCGAAGCTATCAAAATACTACTACCACACAAAGGAGATCCTGCGCGGTCGAAAAAACCTTGGCGAAGTCAAGGGCCGCACCAACAACCCGAAAGGGCGCGACGGTATGCGCTCCGGTGCGGTCATCTTTAACGAAGTTCACCAATATCAGAATTACGACAACATCAAAGTCTTCGTGACCGGTCAAGGCAAAGTTGCCGAGCCGCGCGTGGGCTTTTTTACGTCCAACGGAGACGTCAGCGACGGCCCGCTGGACGACTATCTTGCCCGCGGACGCCGCATCCTGTTCGAGGGTGAAGCGGATGATGGTTTCCTGCCGTTCATTTGCTGCCTGAACTCCAAAGATCAGGTGCACGATGAAAACAATTGGTGCATGGCGAACCCATCGCTCCCGTATCTTCCGCACCTGATGCAGGAAATTCGGGACGAATACCGAGACTGGAAGGAACGCCCGGAGCAGAACGGCGATTTTATCACGAAGCGGATGGGCATCCGGGAGGGTGCAAAGGAAATCACCGTGACAGACTACGAAAATATCAAGGCCACCAACAAGCCCCTCCCTGATCTGAGCGGGTGGAACTGCACCGTCGGCATCGACTACGCCGAGTTGAACGACTGGGCGGCGGTCGATCTGCACTTCCGGCGTGGGGATCAGCGCTATGATATCAACCACGCATGGATATGCGCCAACAGCCGCACGCTGCCGCGCATCAAGGCCCCATGGAAAACATGGTGCGAGATGGGCTGCTGCACCTATGTGGACGATGTGAGCATCTCACCTTATCTGCTGACGGATTACATCCGGGAAGCAGGACGAAAGTACAACATCAAGAAGCTGGCGCTGGATAATTTCCGCTACACCATGATGGCCGAGGCGCTGCAAAGTATCGGGTTCGACGCCAAGGACAAGGCCCGCGTCAAGCTGATCCGGCCCAGCGACATCATGCAGGTCGATCCGGTCATTCAAGACTGCTTCGACCGCTGCCTGTTCACATGGGGAGATTCTCCGCATCTGCGCTGGGCTGTCAACAACACGAAGCGCGTCCGCAGCAGTCGAAGCCAAGGCGTTGATACCGGTAATTTTATCTATGCAAAAATTGAAGCAAAGGGCCGGAAGACCGACCCGTTTATGGCCCTTGTGGCCGCTATGGCCATTGAGGGCGAGCTTGGCACCGGGCAGGTGCAGCTCCCGAAAATCGGAGCAATCTACTGGTAAGGAGTTTTGAATATGTCTTTTTTCGGAAAAATCGGCGCTTTTTTTGCTCCCAAAAACGAAGGGCTCAAGCTCCCTGCACAGCAGATTACCTCGACCGATGTGCCCATCAATGCGGAAGCGGCCAAAAAGTCCCTTGCCGAATGGATGGACTGCTGGCAGGAATACCGGCTGCGTGATCTGGCCTTCAATGCCTGTGTGAACCTCATCGCAAAGGCTATCGCCAACTGTGAGTTCAAGACCTACCAGAACGGGGAAGCGGTCAAAAAAGATTACTACTATATGCTCAACGTGGAGCCGAACATCAACGAAAACAGCACCGCGTTCTGGCAAAAAGTAATTTACCGCCTCTACAAAGACAATGAGGCGCTGATCCTTTCCACCCCGCGCGGTGGGATGCCTAATCTGGTAGTGGCAGACAGTTGGATGAAACCGGCGTACCTTCCGGCACAGGAAAACATCTACCGGCAAATCCAAGTGGGCGACGAAGCCTATACCCGCGAATTGAAGGAAAGCGAAGTTATCCACCTTGTGCTGAACAGCGCCGACGCCAAGGCTGTGGTAGATGCGCTATACGGCAGCTATCACAAGCTGCTGGAAGTCAGCATGAAGAGTTTCGGCAGGGAAAACGGCCAGCGGATGAAAGTCCATGTGGATCAAGTAAGTTCCGGTCAGAAAGATTTTGAAAAAGTGTTTGCGGAAATGGTCAACAACAACATCAAACCGTTTTTGCAGAACGATTTCGGAATCCTGCCGGAATTTGACGGCTACCACTACGAGATGATGGACAGCACCGGAAAAAGCGGCGACACGCGGGACATCCGGGCGCTTGTGGATGATATTTTTTCCTTCACGGCGCGCGGGTTCGGTATCCCGCCTGTTTTGGTGATGGGGGACGTGGCCGGAATAAAGGATGTTGTAACCCATTGGCTGACGACCTGTATTGATCCGCTGGCCTCCCAGATCGGCGAGGAACTGAACCGCAAGCTGTATGGCCGCCGTGTCTGGCAGAAGGGTGACCGCGTCATCGTCGATACCTCGACCATCCAGCATTTTGACATCCTGAGCAACGCGGCCAACGTCGAGAAGATCGTCGGCTCGGCAGTATGGAGCCCCAACGACATCCTCGAAATGTGCGGGCAGGAACCGCTCCCGTACGACTGGGCCAATACCCACTGGATGACCAAAAACATTGCGACGGTGGAGGCCATTGCCAAAAACGCCGCATCCACTACCACCTAAAAGGAGGACAAGCAAATGCCCAAACCGTATTTTGACTATCAGCAGTCCGGCGAGGAAGCCAACATCTACATCTACGGAGACATCACGAGCTACCCGTGGGAACAGAGCGATGTCAGCGCCTACCGGCTGGCGAACCAGTTGGAACAGGCCGGAGACCTTGCCGAGATCAACGTCCATGTGGACAGCTACGGCGGCGAGGTCTCGGAGGGCTTCGCCATTTACAACGCGCTGCGGAATAAAAACGCACAGGTCAAGACCTACGCCGACGGCTTTGTGGCCAGCGCGGCCATTTACCCGTTTCTGGCCGGTGCGGAGCGCATCGCCAACAATGTGAGCGCCTTCTATTTTCATCCGGTCATCGGCGGCACCTATGGCTATTCCGAGGACCTCCGCGAAGCTGCGGACGAGCTGGACAAACTGACCGAGATCGGGCTGGGGGCATTCACCAATGCCGGAATGAAGGAACAGGCCGCGCGTGATCTCATCCAAAGCAAAACGTGGTACACCCCGGAAGCAGTCCTCGACATGGGCCTTGCCACTAGCATCCAGAAGGGCCGCAGCTCTGAAGAAGCAAGCCAGAGCGTGCGTGATTTGGTCATCCGCCAGATGCTCGTCATTCCCGGCACGCCGCCCAAGGAGCCGCCGAAAGAGCCGCCCGAACCGCCGAAAAACAGCTTGCTGAGCCTGTTTTCCAAAATCTGAATTTTGCCGTAAAGCCGTGTCCACGGTGGACACGGCTTTTTGAATACCTCAAAAAGGAGATATGATCATGAACCTGAAAGAGATGTATCAGAAAAGCCAGAAGCTGACCGAACTGCGCCAGAAGCTGCACGATGCCGTCCAGAACAACAACGCGGACGGCGTGTCCGATATCTTTACGGAGATGTGCCAGACCATCGGCGACATCAATGCCGAGGAGTACCGGGCCGAGCTGAACGGTCTGCGCCAGAGCCTCGACAACTCGGTGCTGTACGCCCGCGGCGTCCGCCAGCTTACCACCGACGAAAAAGAGTGCTACCAGAAGATCACCGAGGCCCTGCGCAGCGATAACCCCAAACAGGCCCTGAACAACGTCGATGTGACCTTCCCTCAGACCATCATCTCCCGCGTGATGGACGATCTGACCGAGCAGCACCCGCTGCTGAAGAAAATCCAGTTCACCCCGACCGGCGGCGCGATCCGCATGATGCTGAACACCGATGGCCGCAACAAGGCCGCTTGGGGCAAGCTGTGCGCTGAGATCATCAACGAGGTCACCTCCGGCTTCAAGGAAGTGGATGTGGGCCTGTACAAGCTTTCCGCTTTCATTCCGGTCTGCAAGGCACAGCTCGACCTCGGCCCTGAATGGCTCGACCGCTACATCCGCGCGATCCTCGCCGAAGAACTTGCCAACGGCCTCGAAGAGGGCATCGTCACCGGCGACGGCAAGGATAAGACCATCGGCATGATCCGCGACGTGAGCGAGAGCGCTTCTGTCGTTTCCGGAACTTACCCCGAAAAGGCAAAGGTCAAGGTCACCGATTTCGAGCCCACCACCATGGGCAAGCTGATCGCACTGCTGGCCGTCACCGCCAATGGCAAGGATCGCAACCCCGACGACCTCATTCTTCTGGTCAACCCGCAGGACTACTATGAGAAGGTCATGCCCGCCACCACCATGCGTGCGCCGGATGGCACCTACCGCAACAACGTCCTGCCGTACCCCACCGAGATCATCCCGGTCTCTGCGCTGCCGCGCGGTCAGGCTGTGTTCGGCATTGGCCGCCTGTACTTCGCCGCCGTCGGCATGAATAAGGGCGGTCGTCTGGAGTATGACGACTCGAACCGCTTCCTCGAAGATGATCGCGTCTACCTCATCAAGCTGTATGCCAATGGGTTCCCCATCGACAACAACGCTTTCCTGAACCTCGACATTTCCGGTCTGCGCCCGCTGACCTACAAGGTCGAGACCACCACCGCGCCCACCCCGTCCACCGATGCGAACCTGTCCGCTCTGAAGCTTGGCAACCTGTCCCTGTCTCCGGCATTCAGCGCGGCCACCACCAGCTACACCGTTTCGACCACTGCCGCCTCCAACGTCATCACCGCTACCCCGGCCAATGCGGGCGCAACGGTTGAAGTCAAGGTCGGCGCAAAGGTCATCGAAAACGGCAAGGCCGCAACGTGGGCAGAAGGCTCCAACACCGTGACCATCAAGGTGACGGCGGAAGACGGTACCACCACCAAGGAGTATACCGTCACTGTCTCTAAGTCCTGACCATGACGACCATCTGGGACGGTATCCGGGAAGTGCTGCTCCCGGATATCAAGAACTATCTGGATATCACATGGGCCGATGAGGTCACAGATTCGAAAATCTGGGGCATTGCCGTCGGCGGTATGTCCTATCTGGACAGCAAGATCGGCACGCCGCAGGATTATACCATGCCCGGCATGCACCGGGATCTGTTGATGGATTATGTCCGCTATGCCCGCGACGGTGCAGCGGACATCTTTGAAAACAACTACCGCCACCTTATTCTGGCGGCGCAGAACGAAAGGCGGGTGATTGCCTATGCCGCGCAAACTTCCGACTCGACCGACCAATGACATCTCCCAGAATTTCAACTCCGGCGTCATCGGCATCTTTTCGGCAGAGGACGTGGCCGAGATCGGCCACCAGCCGAAGCTCAAGCTGAAGAAAAAGCTTTCGACCATGTACGAGGAGCAGCGGCTGGGCATCAATCGGCTGTACCTGAGCCGCCAGAACCTCGCCGAGATCGTCCGGGTGGTGCGGGTGCCCCGCGCGCCGGTGCCGATCAGCAGCCAAGACGTCGCGCAGACCGAGGACGGCCAGCACTACCGCATCGACACGGTGCAGATCGTGGAGGGCTGCCACCCGGCGGCGATGGATATCAGTCTGCGGGCAGTCGAAGAGGACTTCGATGCCCGGCTGAAAGAGGACAAGACCGATGAAGTGGAGTGACTGTATCATTTCGGCCCACGCCGCTGTCACAGATCAGGTCAGCCATGGCGGGCGGCTGAAATCCAAACGCTATTTTGTCTGGCAGGAAGACGGAACCGTTGACTTTGAGGCTGACGGCAAGCACGTCGAGGGCTGCATTACCGGTACCACCGATCTGTTCACCCAGCAGGAATTCGACCCGTGGCGTAAGGCGCTGGAAAAGTCCTTCGACGCCTCCGGCTGTATCGCGTGGCGGCTGAACAGCATCCAGTACGAGGCCGACCGCGGTATCTGGCACTATGAGTGGCGTTGGGAGGTGACCGGTTGTGGCTAAAATCCGGACAGACGGCGTTGACAAGTATTTGAAAAAGCTGGAAAAGCTGAACAAAAATACAGATGACGTTTGCAAAGCTGGTGTTTTTGCCGGGGCCAAAGTCATGGGCAACAAAATCGTTGCGGCCATCGACAAAATTCCCATTCATAACCCGCCACCCGGAAAAGAACAGTTTCACGCAAATCCAAATGCGGAAAAGCTTTTGGAAGGTCTTACCCCGGCTCAAGCAGAAGACTTGAAAAAGGGATTCGGCATTGCAACTTTTAACCATGACGGCTTGGCGTGGAACACCAAAACAGGCTTCAACGGATACAATCGCATCAAAACCAAAAAATACCCGAACGGCCAGCCCAATGCAATGATTGCACGCAGTCTGGAAAGCGGAACAAGCATCCGAAAAAAGACGCCCTTTGTTGCGCCGACTGTACGAGCGGGACGGAAAGAGACCGAAAAGGCCATGGAAAAGGCCGTGGACGAAAAGGTCAAAGAAATCATGAACGAATAACACCCCGGAAGGTGTCCACAGTGGACACCTTCCTATTTTTTTACTCTGAAAGGAGAAAGAAAAATGGCTGAAACCACTCCCAAAAGCGTTGTGACGACTGGTTTTTCCAACATCCATGTCGCGCTCTACGCCGCAGAAAACGGCGTCGTCAGCTACACCAGCGTGCACAAGCTGGGCCGCTCGGTGAGCATGAGCACCGATATCTCGACCAGCGACGACAATAATTTCTATGCCGATGACAGGTTGGCCGAGACGGAGACAGGCTCCGCGTTCACGGACGGCTCCGGCACCATGACCATCGACGGCCTGACCCCGGACGATGAGGCCTTCCTGATGGGGCTCAAGGCCGGTGATCCGGTCACTGTCGATGCAAACCAGATCGAGACGCTGGAATATGGCGCGGACATGAATCCGCCCTATATCGGCATCGGCGCGGTGAAAAAGGTGCAGCGGGACGGCAAGAGCTACTGGGGCGCAATGGTGCTGTGCAAGTGCCGCTGCAAGGTGCCCGGTGATGATGCTTCCACGCAGGAGGATCAGATCGACTGGCAGACTCAGGACATCGACTTCACCATCATGCGGGACGATAGCACAAAAAACCGCTGGAAGATCATCCCCAAAAAGCTGTTCGAAACGGAAAACGACGCAGTTGCATTTATCAATAAGGCTCTGGGAGGCGAGTAAACCATGGATGACAAGTACATTGTCTGGGCAGAGATCAAAGGCAAAAAATTCCCGCTGTGCCTGACTGTCGGCGCGGCAGATGAGCTTGAAAAAGCGTTCGGCAGCATCCCGGCCATCGCCCAGAACGTCACTGACCACGCCAATAAAGAAGAGTTGGGCGAAATGATGCACACCATCCTTTCTGCGTTCCTGCCTCTGGCCAAGGCGGGCAAGGAGTATCTGACCGCCCGCGCCGCTTTTTCGGGCGAAAAAGGCGACTCCACCCCCGACGTGCCGGAGGTAGACGTTTTGCAGACCATTTTGTCCGGCACTGAGATCGTTCACAACATCTGGGCCGCTGTTGCCCTTGCCTTGCAGGGCGGTTCGTCCCGCGACGTCGAGGTAGCACCCGACAACAGCGTAAAAAACGGAGAAACCGCCATGTGATCCGGCTCAACACAACGTGGTACCTGTATTATGGCCGAAAGCTGGGCATGAACGAGCACGAGGTGCTCGCGTGCCCGCTTGGCCGAATGCTGGACTACATGGCGTGCATGCAGATCGAGAACGGTGCAGACCAAAAGGTCTACGCTGAACTGGACGAGCTTGCAAATATCCGATAAGGAGGTGGTAGAACTTGGCGAAAACGGACATCGGCCCCAAAATCAGCGTTGAGGGCGAGAGCGAATACCGCAAGCAGATGAAAAACATCATCCAGCAGCAGAAGGAATACTCCTCCGAGCTGAATCTGGTTACGGCAAACCTTGGCAAAAACGCCACGGCCCAGCAAAAGGCCACCTCCATCGCATCGGTGCTGAAAAAACAGATTCAGAATCAAGAATCTGCCCTTTCGGCACAAAACACGATGCTTCAAAAGGCGGTCACTAAGTGGGGTGACGCCAGCACTCAGGCGTCTGCCTTCCGCACGGCGGTCAACAAAACCAGTACCGAGCTGGCGACCCTCAAAAGCCGCCTTTCCGACGCGGAAAATGGTCTGGGCGAGTTTGCGTCTGAGACCAAAAGCTCCGGCGAGAGCCTGACCGCCTCCGTCACGGCGGGCACGCTGGCCGCAAAAGCCTATGAAGCCGTGGGCAGCGCCTTGCTTTCTGCGGGGAAACAGGTCATCCAAGCGGGCGTCAGCTATAACGCCCAGTTGGAGCAGTACCAGACCGCATTGACCAACATGCTGGGCAGCAGCCAAGCGGCAGAGCAAGCGCTGGAAAACATCAAGCAGGATGCGGCCAAGACTCCCTTTGACACGGCGGGTCTTGTCAAGGCCAATGAGCTGCTGATTTCCACCGGCGTGGATGCGGACAGCTCGCGCAAGGTCATCCTTGCGCTGGGAGACGCTGTTTCTGCTACCGGCGGCGGCAACGAGGAGCTGAGCCGCATGGCGCAGAACTTGCAGCAGATTCGGAATGCGGGCCAAGCTACGTCGGCGGACATCAAGCAGTTTGCCTATGCGGGCATTGACGTCTACGGCCTTCTGGCGGACTACACCGGCAAAACCACGGCGGAAGTTCAGAACATGACCGTTACCTATGACGTCCTGACCGCTGCGCTGGAAAAGGCCGCCGATGAGGGCGGGCGTTACTATGGCTCCATGTCCACTCAGAGCGAGACGCTCAACGGACAATGGAGCACCCTGACGGACAACGCGACCCAATTGGCCGGTCTCATGACCGGGGACTTGACCGACGGCGTCAAAACCGTGGTGGGCAACCTCAACGACCTGACCGTGGCCGCAGCAGAGGCATACAAAACGGACGGCTGGGTCGGGCTGGCCACAGAAATTGCGTCGCTGAACCCGCTCATTTCGGGCGTCATCAATGAGATGTCTTCTCTGGGTGACCATCTGGCCAGCATTGGCAAAAATGCAATCAGCATCCTCGATCAGTGGAGCTATAAGCTCAACAAAGCGCTGGGAAAGGACGCTTATGCCAAGTATGACAGCTATGAGGATTATCGGTCTGATACCAACTCCCAGAGAAACAGCGACAGCCGCCATCAGGCGGCGCATTCCGGGAAGGGCATCTCGACTACTGAAAAGCAATATGACCGGCTGCACCCGACCGTAACCAAGCCGACCGGCAGTAATTCGGGGGGCGGAACCAGAAGCCAAAGATCCGGGACGACAACATCCGGGACGACTCCGGAAAAAGCTGCCGCCGACCAGAAAAAATTGGCCAAGAGTGTAACGGACACCAACACCGAACTGCTGGAAGGCACCGGGAACATCGTCGGAGCCATCAAGCAGGTGACGGAGACCGCTGACAACACGTATAACGTCTACGACGGCACGACCAAACAGCTCAAGGGCACCACCCAAGAGACCGCCCAGACCGTGACCCGCACATGGACGGAAATGGTGGACGGCATCCAGAAAAATTATAAGCAGGTCGTCACCCTGCTGGATGGCGTGGAGCAGAGCAGCAAAACCACGGTCGAGAACGTCGCCACTGCCGGGAAGACATCGACCAGCTCCAAAGCTGAAAAAATCTACGGTGTGGACGGCGTGATCGGCGCGCTGGATCGCACCACTCAGACCACAAAGAAGATCGAGCAGGTCATCGACCAGACGACCGGCGAAGTCAAAGAAAATGTGGTCTCCACCACCGATGTTGTGACCGACTCCTACACAGCCATGGTGGACGGTGTAGCGCAGACGGTGGAGCGCACGACTACCTACGTCAACGGCCTCGTGACTGATGTGCAGGAAAAGACCACCGGCCTGAAGACCGAGATCAAGGGCATTCAAGGCACGGTGGGCAGCTTCTCGCAGTTCATCCTCGACCTCGACACCAAGGTGGGCGGGCTGGAAAAGGCCGCCTCCAATCTGAGCAAAAGCCCGCTGGGCACATGGTTCTCAGACCTAAAAAAAGGATACCGGGCCAGCGATTCGTTTTTCGAGGACATCGACATTGGAAGCATGGCCGTCAATGCGTTGGTATCTGGCGCAAGCGGATATGTTAGTTCCGGCGGAAACTGGGTCAGTGCGCTTGTTAGCGCGGGCCTTTCAATTGCCGGGGATTTGATCGGCACAAATCTTTCGGGCCTAGCAAATCAGTCGAACGGCTGGGGCCAAGACCTTGCAACCAATATGGCGAACGGCGTCAAAACTGCCGGGAGCAAACTAGCGGCCGCCGCAAAGAATCTGGCCGGAAAGGTTGCAAGCTTCCTGCATTTTTCCCGCCCGGATGAGGGCCCCCTGCGCGAGTACGAGCAGTGGATGCCGGACATGGTCAAAGGCATGGCGCAGGGCATCAAGAGCAACGCTTACCGGCTGCGGGACGCTGTGCGCGGCATGACCGGCCAGTTGGACACCCAGATGACCTACGACGTCGGGCGTGCCAGCCCGGCCTTTACCGCTGCTTCTACCTTCCGGCGGATCAGCATGGGCGGCATCAATGTCAACATCTACCCCCACGAGGGGCAGGACGCAGAGGAGATCGCCCAGTACACCATCAACCGACTGGAAATGATGATCAATTCGGAGGCCTCCGCAAATGGAGAAGTACCTGTATTTTAACGGCCACAGCTCTGACGAGTATTTTTGCCATATCGAGCACAAGCCGGACATCCCGGTGCCAGAAGCCAAGTACGAAGAGTATGAGGTGCCGGGCCGAAACGGCAAGCTCCACGCTGACCTCGGCTATTACGACAACGTGACCGTGACCTATCAGCTCTATTTCCACGGGCGCAACCCGACCGCAGAGGACGCCCGCACCATCAAAAAATGGCTGGCCGGGACGCCGGGGACGCACCAGCTTTCGGACGGGTATGACCCGGCCTTTTTCTATCTGGCCATTGCCAAGCCCGGCAGCATTTCCAACCTCTTCGACAAGTACGGGCGGCTGTCGGTCGAGTTCGACTGCGACCCGCGCCATTTCTCGGTCGTGGGGTATCAGGCGATGCAGATGCGGAGCGGCCAGACGCTGCTCAACCCGCTGGATCATGTGGCGCTGCCGTTGCTGGAGATTACCGGCAACGGCTCTGAGGGCAAGTTCACGGTCAATGGCGTGGACTTTGCAGTGGGGACGGTGGCGAATAAAACGCTCTACTGTGACTGCGAAAACTGGGACGCCTACCTGACCGGCGGCACCAATGCCAACGCGCGGGTGGGCGGCACATGGCCCAGCTTACAGCCGGGCGAAAATACGATCAGTTGGAGCGGCGGCGTGACCGGCGTGAAACTGACACCGAGGTGGTGGACATTATGACCCCTATTTTGCACGAGGACAGCGAGACCTCCATCCGTAATTACGGTTGGGGCGCACTAAAGGACGCGACGAGCTGTACGGTGAGCTGCGAAGAAAACGGCGCGTTCGACCTGACCCTCATCTACCCGATGACCGGACTCCACGCGGAAAAGCTGCTGGAGCGAAAGCTGATCAGCGCCGCGCCGTCCCTCTACGAAAACCGGCAGTTTTTTCGCATCTACCGCATCACGCGGCCCATGGACGGAAGGATGCAGGCCTATGCACATCATATCTCGTATGACCTCAACAACTGCGTGGTCAAGCCCTTCACGGCGAAAAGCCTGAGCGAAGCAATCAGCAAACTGCGGGGCAACATTGTCGGCGACTGTCAGTTTTCCATCTCCGCCGATTACGATACGAGCGGGGATTTTTCGGTCAGCAAGCCGATGACAGTGCGCGCGGCCATGCTTTCCAGCAACGGCGACAACCTTGCGGATACCTACGACGGCGTGTGGTCTTTCGACGGCATGAGCTGCGTTTTGAAGCGGAAGGTTACGACCAACCGGGGCGTTCAGATCGCCTACGGTCTGAATCTGCTGGACGTGACGCAGGAAAAGAACATTGAGGACATCTACACTCACGTGTATCCCTATTGGATGAACGCCGAGAAAGGCAAGTATTACGATCTCGCACCCATCCAAGCGTCCACGATCACCGGCTACCGCAAAATCTACCCGCTGGATTTGACCAGCTACTACGAGAAGGCCCCGTCCGACGCCAGTATGAAAAAGACGGCGCAGGAATTTATTGCGAAAAACGAGATCGGCAAGATCGAAGTCAGCCTGACGGTCAGCTATGTGCAGTTGGAAAAGTGTGTGGAGTACACCGGCTCCGGCCAGAGCAAGATCATCTTGCGGGGGGATACGGTAGAGGTGCGCTATCTGCGCCTCGGCGTCAGCGCCTTGGCCCGCATCACCAAAACGAATTACAACGTTCTGCTGGATCGGTACGACTCCATCCAAGTGGGCAATGTCAAGGAAAAGCTCGCCCGCACCACGGTGCGCGAGCGCAGCCGCGTGACCACAACCAACGACCGCGCCGTGGATGCAAGCCGCGTCGCCACCAACTACATTGCCGAAAAAGCAGACGGAGACATCAATTTCGGCGTCGGTGATTACTCGTACATCATCAACCGGGATGGGCTGGAGTTCAAAGGCATCCAGAATCAAGACGAAATAAAAAACTGGGATGGTTACACTTCTTTTGGGCAATGGACTATTTCCGTTGATTTGTCTGGATACTCTGCGGTTTTGTTGACATTTGAAAGCAATAAGGGTTCCACATGGCTTGCTTCTGGTGGTGGTGCAGGAGCGACCACTATGATTGTTCCCGTTAATGGTAAGACTTATAGCATGATGTACGCATGGAATACTGTACATCGGCGCGATGTTACTGTATGGCCGGATAAAATTGTTTTTGGTGCCGGATATGAGCGCACATCGAAATACATAATGATCACAGCAACGGGCAACACCTTTTTCAGCTTGCAAAGCCCCGGCACGGACGGTTGGGAACAAAATCCATCTGTGTGTATCCCACGCCAATTGTTTGGCTTTATGTGAGGAGGAAAAATTCTTGAAAAAAGAAAATTATTTGTACCAATGCAAAATTCTTCCGAATGGCAGATTGTACGCGGGAGCGTGGACACACAAGAAAATTGTGCCCAAAAACCTACCGGATGATGAAGTCGTTTTTGAAGAGTTCCCGGAGTGCCGGAACGGCGGGGAGGATTACGTTTGGGACGGCCAGACGCTGACCTATGCGCCGCTGCCGGAACCGGAAAAGGAGGAAGACGATGCAGCAGATCAAAATTGATTTCGACAACCCCGGCTTGCCGCAGCACCTTGAAGCCATGGAGGGCGACGCGCAGAGCCGATTCTTTCAGGCGACATTGTACCGCTCCGGCGCGGCCTACACGCCCCCGGCTGATGCGGCCTACAGCATCATGTACCGGGGTTTCGGCGAGCAGAATCAGGGCTGGTATGACACCATTGAGGACGACACAGGCAAGCGCGACGCTTGCGTTGCGTCCGGCAATGTCGTCACCTGCGAGATCGACCGCCACGCATTGATCGTGCCGGGCCATGTCAGCATCGTGCTGTGCATCACCAATGACCGGGGCTATATGCTCAAGAGCCGCCCCATCCTGACCGACGCACGAAATGACAATTATAACGACACCGTAGAGGTCGAGAGCTATTTCCGAATCACGGGTAAAACCTCGGCGTGGTGGCTGCAAAGCAAGAAGGAGATCCAAGACCTTGTGGACAGGGCAACGGCCGAGGCCACAAAAGCCAAAAACAGCGCGAATGCCTCGGCAGCTTCCGCTTCCGCCTCTGCCGGTTCCGCTGCCGCAGCCGCCCGGAGCGAGAGCGCTGCGGCGGGAAGTGCCACGCAAGCAGCCAACTCGGCCAGCGCGGCGGAAAAGTCCAAAACGGCGGCGGCGACGTCGGAGATCAACGCGGCCAGATACGAGGAAGCTGCCAAACAAGTGGTGACGCAGAACGCCAAAGGCTACGGCGGCGGATACTCCCGCACCTTTACTTTGACGGCCCCACAGGCCGGGTGGGCGGTGCTGGAAGCTCCCATCGGTATTTATCGCTATTATGCCGACGTGGCCCTCGCGGACTGCACCGCCAAGTGGAACGCCTTTGCGGCGGTTTTACCGGAGAGCGCTATGACAGCTTTCGTGGCGCGGGTGGCGAATATCATCGAGACGAAGGACGGCAGCGTGCGTCTGTATGCGGTGAACGCGCCGGAGGAAGATGTGAAGTTTACTCTCTCGGTGTTTGCGGTAGGCTCCCGCACCTACAGCCTGACGGTACCTGCCAATGGATGGGTACGGGCAGAAAACACTGTGGGGGTCAACCAGTGGCAATGCGATTTAACGCTGGAAGACTCTTCTGCTGAAAAAGTACCAATGGGTATGGCCGCGCTGGAAAACACCACCGAAGCGCTCTCCACTCCGGGCCTGAGCGCAACGATGGAGACCTTTGACGGATACATTCGCATTTATGCAAAGAAAAGGCCAGCGGCAGACATCAATATTGTGGTGATTCTGCTGGCAAAGAATGAGGTGAACTGAATGGCAATTGGTTCTATGACCACCAACAGCACGGTGGATATGATCGACAAGACCCTAACCATTGAGAACGTACCGGCCGATGCAAAGGCCACCGGTGACGCTCTGGCCGAAAAAGTGGGCAAGGATGTCATCCTCGATGAGGACGGCAACGTGATTTTTTACAGCAAAGCCGCTGTGGATAAGCTGCTGGCGGGGAAACTTGGTCTGCACGACGCCGCAGACAACGGCGTTGTCGCCGGAGGCGACAACTATGTCAGACTTGGGAATGGCACGCAGATTTGCTGGGGACATATCACTTTTGGGCAGATGAATCCCTCTTCGGCAACATATAGTACGTTCACTTTTGCGGTGCCTTTTGCGAATACGGGTTATGCGATTATGTCGCTTCAAACTCATGATGTAGGCGGAACAAATTTTCTTGCGATAAACCTCGTCGATAAAACCACTACAGGTGCAAATGTGTCAGTATACAACAGCAAAAGCACTCCCAACGACGCTGGCGTTGGACACGATTGTATTGCCATTGGTCGTTGGAAATAAGGAGGAATACACATGAAAGAAATTGCTTTAGGTTATACACTAGCAAAGCCTGTGGCGACACAGGAGCAGTGCACCGCTTACGCCGCCATGGCTGAGGCGGTGAACGCCCACAACGCCGCCTGTGCGGTGGGCGATTCGCTGTGGGTCGTTGAGGATAAGGCCGACCGCTACGAGGTGGCAGAGGGCGGCACGGTGCCGGAGCCGGAACCGGCAAGCACTCTGCCCACCACAGAGGAGCGGCTGGCAGCATTGGAAGCCGGTCTCATTGAGCTGGCCGCACAGGAGGTATGACATGGTACAATTTTATGTGACGCAGATCAAGCTCCACCGGTTTGACGGCACCTTCACGATCGAGGACGTTCCGACCCGCTGGCGGGCCCGCGTACAGGCCGAGCTTGACAAGGAGGCGCAGGAAAATGGCTGATAAGACCATTATGGACGTCTCCCGCTGGCAGGGAAGCATCGACTGGGACGCGGTGAAGCGCAGCGGAAAAATCGACGGTGTGATGCTTAAAGCCGTGTCCACAAACCGCAAGTTGAGCAAGCGCAAGGATGGGTTGTACATTGACCCGACCTTTGAGCGCAACTATGCCGAATGCAAGCGCATTGGTCTTCCGGTTGGCGTATACTACTACACCTACGCCACCGATAAAGAGATGGCAGACGCAGAGCTTGCCTTGCTCAAGACTGCCTTGACCGGAAAGACCTTTGAGTTGCCCATCAGCGTGGACGTGGAGGACAACAAAATCAAGAAGCTGTCCACACAGGCGCTGACCGACCTTGCCGCCTATGCGCTTGCTACGGTGGAGCGCTGGGGCTTTTATGCCCTGCTGTATGTCGGGCTAAATTTTGCGCAGACGGAGTTGTGCATGGGTGGCGCTGCGCTGCGCAAGTACGATGTATGGCTGGCAAGATATCCCAGAGACAAGAGTAAGACCAAACCGGAGGACAAGCCCAAAACAGACTTTTCCTTTGGGATGTGGCAGTACACCAGCACCGCCAGCGTGCCGGGCGTGAGCGGCAACGTGGACTTGAGCCATGCTTACAAGGACTACGCCGCCATTATCGCGAAAAAGGGGCTGGACCGGCTCCGGGAGGGCGCATGAGCGAAAAAGAAGCTTTACTGTGGGTGCTTGGCGTTCTTGGCAGCCTGTGCGCCGCTGCCATCACGATCGACAAGGTGCTGGACATCATCCATAAGTACATCAAAAAGGCAAAAGCCCCTGACGATGCGCTGAACAAACGCATTGACGCCATTGAAAAGCGACTGGCTGCGGTAGAAACCGTTTCCACGCAGCACGCCGCGGCCCTTAGACGCGACATGACGCGATTTGACGGCATCGATGAAGAAATGCGTCTTGTCCTTGTTGGCGTGCAGAACCTTCTGGATGCGCAACTGTCCGGCAATAACCGCGAAGGTATGCAAAAAAGCAAATCCGATATCAACAACTACCTGCTGAAAGGAGTAACAAATCATGGAAGCAATCCTTAACACCATTCTCACCCCGCTGCCCGCATGGCTGGCGCTGGTGCTCATCGTTGTGGGCGCTGTGTCGCTTGTGCTGGGGCTTATCCGTCTGGGCTACGGCGCGGCGGTCAAAGGCACTGTGCTCGATCTCATTGCAAGGGCGGAGCACGAAATTCAGGGCACGAAGCGCGGCGCAGAACGCAAGGCGTGGTGTGTCAAGATGCTGCGTCACTATCTGGACAACAGCCGGTGGGGCAAGCTGGTCTCGTGGGCAATCACAGAAGAGACCATGAGCAAAGTGATTCAGTTTTTCTTTGACCGCATGAAAGCGGCGCTGGAAAAGGATTAAGGAGGATATCATGGCAAGCACTACATACGAGCAAACGCCGCGCTATTATTATGATCAGCGTGCGTACCCGATTTTGTGGCCCGCAGTGTGTAACCATTTTTCCAACGGCGGCAAAATGGGACATTACCGTGCCGTGACCGTTCGAGTGCGCAACGCGGGACAGCTTCCGCAGCCTTTCTGGCTCGGTGCTGCCCGTGGCGGCGGCTCGTGTAGTCTTTCCGCCAGCGTTGCAAGGGCTTGATGCGGAACAGATAAAAGCTGTGATAAAACGTGCGCCGCTTGGGAGGTATGACCGGAAAATCGCCCGGTTGCGGTACGTTGACCAGCTATGCCAAGTTGATATTGCAGCGCGTGTGCCGTATTGTCGGACATCAATCGGCAATAGACTGAAAATTATTAATAAAATGCTGAATGTGTGAAAAAATCCCCTGCTTTGCCGAAGCCCTGCGTTCCACGCGAGGTACTTTGTAAGCGAAGCGGGGGATTTTTAGTTTTACAGAAGATTATAATGCTCAGCCAGCAAAAAGCGGACGTATGCCGGGCAGTCCCGGCTTCCGGCGCACCAGTTCTGCACCGTGCGCAGCGGAATGCCCGCCCGCTTTGCAAAGGCGGTCTGTGACAGGCCAGTACGATCTACCAGTTCCCGCATGGACAGGTGCGCCAGATCCCAGATGACGGACAGCCGCTCCTTCTCGGCGTCCAGATCAATGCAGTCGGAAGCATCGTCCGGGACGCTAAGGGTGATGCTGTTGAGGAACGCTGCCATGGATGCTTCCGGGTCGGCAGCCATATTAAAAAGTTCAGCACTGGTATACATGGTTGACTTCCTTTCTTTCGTGTGATAGGATAAACGTACACCTCCATGTGAGGTGTCTTTCACTAAGGTCCCCTAGTCGGTGTTCGTGCGCCGTCTGGGGGACTTTTCTTTACTCCATATCTTCCAGAGCTTCAAGATACTTCGGGTAAAGGTCTTCCACGACGGCCTGTCTCTCAACGTCGTCCATACTGCCGTTCATGAGTGCCTCGCCCTCTTCATCGGAGAGTTCGATGCTGGTAGTGACCATCAGGTCGCGAGCGTCCAGATGAGAGGTCTTGACGTCGCCATCATCGGTGAGGTGCGCGTAGATCATCCAAACGCCGTTGTCGTACTCAATTTCGGTACCGGTGGCCATGACCTTAGTGGCAAACTCGTCAGCAGTTAACTTTTTCATTTTGGTCACCTCTTTCTTACAAAGCAAATGCTTTCGTCAGGGATTCATTGACGGATGCAGCAGACTTGGACAGCCCGGTGTGGATAGTCCAATCAGCCAGATCGAGATAAGCACCGTACAGAGCGTTGAGAACCCGGCCACACTCGGCGTTGGAGATCTCCTCACCGTTGAGATTTGCCGAGCGGATGTTGCCGGAGTTATAGGTGCAATAGGTCAGGCCGATGATGGACTTCCCGGCTTCGTTCAGGTACAGGCGAGACTTGCTGCCCCTTTCCCAAACACGAGCACCAAGCACCATGGCTTTTGCAATTCGCCATGCTTTCTTCAGAGCTTCGCTCATGGTGATCTTCGCGGCCTTGCGGATCTTCCAAGCGGTGTTCATGATGTCGTGCAGGTTGAAGTTTTTCATTTTTCGTTCCTCCGTTGTGGTTTCATGTGTCTTTCACTGTCTATAGTATACACCCACTGGGTGCAAAAGTCAAGCGTTTTTCAAAAATTTTATACTCATTGAACGTATTTTTTTACCCTCACGCTGCCCTTTGCAGTGTGAGGGCTTTTCTTTTTTGTCCTTCGTTGTACCTTCGTTGTCTCTCGCTTTCCGGGAAAGAGATAAAATCATCCCAGAAGAAAGGGGGATCTATATGGGATATCCTTATGAAGGATGGCGACCCGGCCCGTACGGGTCGCAGCCTATGAGTAGCTACGGGCAGAACCAGTACATGCCGCAGATGCAGGGACAGACAGGCCAAATAGCCGCACAAAACCCTTTTACCATGGTGCCAACCATCGCAGACGTGGACAAGGTCATGGTACAGCCCGGCGAAACGCGCTGGATTATGGTGCAAAACGAGCCTGTCATGGCTGTCAAAAAGGCAGACACGATGGGCTACGCATCCGGCGAGTACTACCGCTTGACAAAGATCGACCCGGCGGCGATGCAGACACCGGCAGAGACGCAGTATCTAACCTCTGCACAGGCAGATCAGAAGATACAGGCTGCCGTAAAGGCCGAGGTAGAGCGTGTGATGGCGCAGTATCAGACGGCCCCGGCGGCTCCTGCAAGGCCCGCAAGGGCAAAGGAGGGTTAAGGTATGGCAAATCCTTTGATGCGCTTCCTAGGCGGCACCTCCGGCTCATCTATGCCCGGCCCTCTGGGCAACATGGCGCAGATTTTGCAGCAGTTCCAGCAGTTCCGGGCCGCTTTTAAGGGCGACCCGAAGCAACAGGTGGAGATGCTTCGGAAGTCCGGTCAGATGTCGGATGCTCAGTATCAGCAACTGGAGGCAATGGCCAAGCAGATCATGCCCTTCCTCAAGTAGTCGGAGAGTTGTGCGCACAACTTGAAATATATTCACAATTCGCAAGAAAGGAAATCAACTATGGACAACATGTCTTTGAGCGATATCGCTGCCGTGACCCGTGGCAACGATAACGACGGCTGGGGACAGGGCGGCGCGTGGTGGATCATCATCCTCTTCCTGTTCGTCTTTATGGGCGGCGGTGGCCTGTGGGGCAACCGAACCGGCGAGTACGGCCAGTATGCCACTGCGGCAAGCCAGCAGGAAATCCTCTATGGCCAGCAGTTCGGCCAGATCAACGACCGCCTGACCAACATCGGCAACGGTATCTGTAATCTCGGCTATGAGATGCAGGGCAACATCGGCCAGCTCGGCAAGGAAGTTGCTCTGGCACAGGCTGGTACCAACACCACCATCCTCCAGACCGGAAACAACATCCAGAGCCAGCTCGCACAGTGCTGCTGCGACAACCGTCTGGCAACGGCCAATCTGTCCGCTCAGATGGACAAGCAGACCTGCGCGATCAACTCCAACATCGACGCGAAGTTTGCCGAGCTCCAGAAGAACCAGCTTGAGCAGACCATCGCGGCACAGGCTCAGCGAATCAACCAGTTGGAACTTCAGAGCCAGATGACCAACGTTGTGCGGTATCCCAACGGGTACACCTACAACGCAGGGCCGTCGCCCTTCTGCGGCTGCAATGGCTGCGGCAACATCTAACATCTGACGCCCTATCGGCGAGGACACGCGGGGCGGCAAAAGCTGCCCCGCTTATTTTTTAAGGAGGATATGACTATGTCTAGGTCTGCTATCTATACCGCCAATACCACCCCCACCGCGCTCGCGGTCGGCAGCATCATCCCCGTGGGAACCACGGTGCGCCGTTTCGGTAAGTGCATCCGGCAGGACGGCAACACCATCACGCTGGCCGGGCCCGGCTACTATCTGGTCAACGCCTCGGCCACCGTCGCACCCACCGCCGCCGGTACGGTCTCCGTTACCGGCCAGAAGGACGGCGTCGCTGTGATCGGTGCTACTGCGGCCGCCACTACGACCGTAGCAGCCGAATCGGCAAACCTGTCTCTCGATTTTATCGTCCGCAATGTCGGCTGTGGCAGCTCCATCCTGTCCTTTGCGCTGGGCGGCGCAGAATCTACAGTCTCCAATTTGGCCGTGACCGTCACCAAGCTGTGAGGAGGTAACCGCCATGTGTTACGATAATCTGCGTGCACGCATGTGCAAGGAGCTTCATGATATCGAGGAGCGGGGGACGTTCTGCCGCTGTGATCTCGACGACGCCCACAAGCTGATTGAGAGCATCTGTGGCCTCGATGCAATGTCTGCCCCCACTGAAGAGCACCACAAGGCAGATAAGCACGAAGCCGCCCACGTTGAGCACGCCGCTCATCCGGCGCACCTCACCCTAGAGGACGCGAAGCGCTGGACGTCCAAAATGCAAAATGCCGACGGCACCACCGGCTCCCACTGGACGCCGGATCAGACCAGCGCCGTGATGTCTCAGCGCGGCCTCTCCTACGACAAGGCGGATTTCTACGCCGCCATGAATATGATGTTTTCCGATTACTGCATGGTTGCCAAGTCCTACGGCATCGATACCGCGAACTTTTACGCAGACCTCGCCGCCGCCTTTTTGACGGACAAGGACGCCGTGCCCGGTAAGATCGTGAAGTACTGGGAGACTATCGCGAGCGGCTGAAGTGCTCTGACTACTTTTTGACTACTTTTCGCACGTCAAAAGCTGAGACTATGCGTTAGTATCTGTTAGTATCTGCAATTCAAAATCAACACAAAAAAGCGCATGACTGCTAAAAATCCAGCAATCATGCGCTTTTTCCTATAATTGCGCCAGCAGGAGTCGAACCTACGATGGGGGAGTCAAAGTCCCCTGCCTTACCGCTTGGCGATGGCGCATTGTCGCATATTATTTTAACCGAACTTTCCTGCTATGTCAAGTAGAAAGACTGTGTTCTTTCAACTTGGATATGAAAAGCCCAAGCCTCCCGTTGACAAACCCTCCTCCGCAACTTATGATAAAAGAAAACGAAAGAGGGATGTTCTATGGGTCCATGGTACTATGAGGTCGTCAGCTTTGACGGCGATTACGTCAACCTGCGCCGCACGGATATTGCCAGCGACGAGCTGAACCCGGTGGCGCTGGCACTGCTGCCGCCGGAGATCGAGGTCGGCAGCAAGATCAAGTGTGAATACTTCCAGTACGAGATCATCGGCTGAACACAGAAAACCGCCCGGAACGCTTGCATCACGTTCCGGGCGGTCGTTTTTAGTTGCGGTAGCAGCGATCCTGCCCGACGAGCCAATCCTCGCACAGGCGCTGGGCTTCCTCCACACTGCGGCTGACGCAGTGGAACAGCGCACCGTGGAGCGAGCAGTAGGAGTAGCGGACCTTGGGCACCCCATTGCCATCTCTGAATTTTTCACAGCGTTCCTGTCCGGGCATCAGATAAAGTTGTTCCATAGCGCCGCAGTCTCCTCTTTTTTGTTTTTGTGTGCGCACACACACCGCGTTCTATTGTAGCACTTCCCGCCGCCGGTCGCTATTCGCCGATTCCACAAAAAGAAGCGCGGATCTTCGGGGCATCTTCCCTCTTGACAGCTCAATTTCTTGTGGTATTGCTGCATTGTAAGGGCCGCATCTCCGGGAGCTTTTCCCCACCCCAGAAATGCGGCCTTTCTTCCTCTTGCCTCTTGTAAAACGGTCACAAAACAGGTATGATAGAATCATATCAAAACAAAGGAGCATCAAGCTT